ATATCCCCCTACGACATTTTTCGACAATTTGCTTTCCCACTTTAGCGTGGTAAAGTGTTAAAGTGGTAAAGTGGTAAAGTGTTAAAGTGGTAAAGTGGTAACGCGTTGATGTGGTAACGCGTTGACGTGGTACAGTTGTAATGAGGGGATGCAGTAAAGTGATGATGCGGGGCAATTGTAGGAGTATAACATATAGTTATATTTAGTATAACTACAATGTATAATAAAATTGTAGTGTTTTGTTGCAAAGTGTAAGATAGTGTGATATATTAATAATGTACCAAAGAGGTACACAAAGAAAGGAGTCGATAGTATGTTAGAAATAGTTGGAAAATTTTTAGATAGTTTATATGAAACATCAAAATCATGTGATGATTTTAGTGTTTATAAATTTCAAAAAGAGTGGTACGAGAATAATGGATATGTGGTACTATTTGACAATGGACATCATACAGTTTTTCATAAGGCAAAAGATAATTAGTTCGACATCGAACAGGAAGGAGTTTTATATGACAGTTAGAGATTTATATATTTATTCGAGAGATGGACACACATTTATATTATTTAAGGAAGGAGAGACTAAATCATGTTTTAAAGGCAGTCTGGAAGATTGCCCGTCAGAATTAATTGATAAATTAGTATATCAATTTCGGGCAATCGACTTTAACACTATAGAGGTTATATTGATAGGGTAATAATGTTTCACGTGAAACATTAAAATAAATAATTTAAAAAAGGAGAGAAAAAACATGTTAGGATTAACAACAATCAACACAACAGAACTCACAAACAAGAAACTTGGCACACAGTTAAACGCAATCAAAAAAGCGGTTGACACTGGCAATAATCAGCAGTGGAAAATTGCAGATGCTATCGCAACTATTGTTGATGATGAACTTTTCGTTGATGATTTCGAGACAGAAGGCAATTTAGCAAAAGCGCTTGGAATGTCACGCCCGAACTTGAATAAAATGAAAAAGGCGTCACATTATCACAAAGAAGTCGAAGAACTGAACGCATTTACCTTAACAAAGGTCATGGAATTACTTGTTATCCCACAGGAAGAAATCGTGGACTTTTTGGACGGTTATATGATTACACCTTCAAGCACTTGTAGAGAAGTCAGAGAAGCGGTATCAGCGTGGAAGGATGATAACATTGTAGCCGATGCAAAAATCACAGATGCAGAGGATGAAGAGTGCGCAGAGGATGAAGTTGAACAGGCGTCAACAGTTGTTGACGAAGAATCAACACAATGTGATACACCAAGCACATATTTTACAATTTTAGAAATGCTTGACACACTGGAAAAATCGGAGTTAATTGCATTAAAGGAATATATCGAAAAGAGGTTATAACATGACAATACAAGAATACTTGGACGAGCGCGGAGTTCCGCGCAAGTCCATAGGGTACGCATATCTTTATGATACGGTTACCGAGTGCATTAGGAGTCCTACAATGCCATATCATTTGAACAGATTTATTGAGCAGTACGCAATGAAGAACAATTTAAAATCAGCTAACATTGAACGAACGATGCGTTATGCAATCAAGAAGAACAATCCTAACGTATCGTTATGTGAGTTCATTATAGAAGCTGGAATACAATTAAGAAAGAAAGAGGATAAATAATATGAGTTTTGCAGAAAAGTATAATAAAGGTAATGTGGTTTTTGACATTGACATTAAAGATTTTGAGTTTATGAACGGTTACGATTTTATTGCTAAATATGGCAATAATGCGGTAAAAGTTGACGGTTTGTATATTAACAAAAAGGGAATGTATAAAGCGCATCCGGTCGCTATTATTGTATCAGAAAAAGCATTAGTGGACTTGCCGGCACACATGACAGAGGTCGTTAATGAAATATTGAATGATGCAGAGTCTATTAATCTGATTAAAAAAGGCGCGGTAGGTTTAAAGGCACATGAGTACACTGATTCAAAATATCACAAGCAGTGTGTCGGCTTTGACTGGTGCGACTTATGATAACTACTGAGGACAGACGCGAGATTTCAAAAGCGAATAAGCGAATTGCGCGGATGTTCAAATATACAAACGGGGATGAAGAAACGATAGACAAGTTGCGGAACGACTTGGAAATATTATACGGACATGATATTATAGGCGTTCCACAACTTAAACTATCGGAAGTCAGCGGAGAAGATAAAGATTTTTTGGCAGAGTTAGCAAAAGGTTACGATGCTAGTCCATATTCAACTATTACTTCGTTTAAAGCAATGGCAATAAATGGATTTAATGATTTTGTATTAGATAAAAAACTAAATGCGACACAAACTACAAAACTGGCAAAACTTTTTCGCTCCCCGACATGGAAAAAAGTACGAGAAGATTATCAGCACGCATCCGAAGCAGAAACAAAATCAGTATTGGAAGCTATAAAAAAAGGCGTGTCAGTAAAAGATATTACAAGCGCTTTGGATGATTATTTGCAAAGTGCAGACAATGAAAAAAGTGCGTTAGCATTTTTGGACAGATTGACAAAGTAATCGGAAGTGAATTACATGTATAAGGCAAGGGACAAGCCGTTATCAGAGATCGACTTTACTACATACTATTACAAAAAACCAAGACGAGCCGACATTGTAAACGATGATATAATGTGCTTTGACATCGAGACATCGAGCGGATTCTTGCACAAAGACAAGTTCGACATCGAACCCTACACTGGGAAGTCACAAGAATATTATAGGGATTGCAAAAAGTTTGCATTGTGCTATGTTTGGCAATTTTCAATTAATGAGAATGTGTTCTATGGAAGAACACTAGAAGATTTTGCAGATTTTTTACATGAGTTAGAGTTTTACGAGCCACACAAGAAAATTATTTACGTCCACAATCTAGCATTTGAGTTCGCATTTTTGATTAACGTATTAAAGTTTGATTATGTATTCGCTCGTGATAAACGTAAACCAATATTTTGCACGGTCGGCTCGTATGAGTTTAGATGCAGTTATTTTCTCACGAGAATGTCACTTGATACATGGGCGCATGAAAAGGCATTGCCAGTTAAGAAGTTAGTAGGCAATCTAGACTATACACTTTTACGAACGCCATATACTGAATTGACAGATGCAGAATTGGAATATTGTTTCAACGACGTATTAGTCATGTATTACGGTTTGTCGCAGTACAAGGAAAAGTACGGGCATGTAATAGACATCCCATACACGCAGACAGGGGAAGTCAGACAGGAAGTTCGCAAGCGAATGAATGTTCCTAGTGAATTGAAGTATCGGCAAAGATGTATTGCGTTGATACCGCCTACACTTGAAGAATATAAACGTCAAGTTGACGTATTCGCTGGCGGTTACACGCACGCATCATATACCTACTCTAATAGGGTATTACATGACGTTGATTCATGGGACATTTCGTCAAGCTATCCCACAGTAATGGCACTGGAAAAATTCCCAATGACAAAATTTGAGAAGGTAACACCATATGAGAAGTATTTTGATTCAGATGAATGGGCGTTCATAATCACTATAAAAGTAGAAAAGTTAAAAAGTGTTAGATTCAATACATGGCTTAGTTTTTCAAAGTGTAAGGAAATAAAGGGCTATAAGCTTGATAATGGCAGAGTAATATCAGCCGATTATTGTTGTATGTCAATGACGAATATTGACTATGAGATATTTAATCAATGTTATAAATACTCTAATTTAGATATTGTTGATTTTAGAGTGTCTAAAGTTGGTTATTTATCAGATACATTTGTAAAGTATGTGTTAGAACTATACAACAATAAAACCCAATATAAGGGACTGGATGAGTTTACCGCCACTTATAGTCAATCAAAGCAATATATTAATAGTATGTATGGAATGATGGTTACTCGTACTTTGACGGATGATATACGGTTTGATGCTGATAGTTCGGAATGGGATAAAGATTTGTTAAATAATGCAACTTATTTAGACAAGGTATCGCATGAACGAAAAAAGCTATCTAAAGTGTTTAGTGCATTTCAATTCGGGGCATGGGTAACGGCATACGCTAGGCGTAACTTATGGTTGGGTATATTGGCTATAGATAAATATGTGGTATATTGTGACACCGATTCGATTAAATGCGTTCCAAATAGTTCCAATTTTTTCGAGGAGTATAACAAGAATGTTGAACGTCGTGCTAATGAACGTGCAGACATTCTTAATGTTTCACGTGAAACATTTGCACCAAAAGACAAGTTCGGCATTGCACATCGTCTTGGTATATTCGATTATGAGGGCACATACTACGATTTCAAAACACTTGGCGCGAAAAAATATATTTGTGGGGGTTTGTATAACAAATTCACACATGAAGAAAAGCAACCGCGCGAAGAATTACACATGACAGTATCTGGTGTGCGTAAAGACGCAGTATCGCAGTTGAATTCTATTGATGAATTTTCAGACGGCTTAGTGTTCGATGTAGAACACGCGAAAAAATTATTGATGACATATGAAGATGATATGCAACCTATCACATGGAATAAGGGCGCGTATGATGAATATAAGTCAACCTATAAACATGGAATAGTCGCACAACCAACAACATATAGTATGGGTATGACACCAGAGTATGTGAAGTTAATCTTGGAGAATAAACGCGGACAAACAGAGGTATTAAAAAATGAAACAAAGGTATTATAACATCAAAAATTTGTTATCGAAAAATGCACAATATAACATTTTACTTGGAGAACGTTCAAATGGAAAAAGTTATGCCACAAAGTATATGATGTTATGGGAAGCGTTTCACGAATTAGATTATTTTGGCTATCTTGAGAAAAACAAGATTGCTAAAAAACGCTATCAATTCGCATATATACGACGGTGGCAAGATGAAGTTAAGGCACGCGACGTAGAATTATACTTTGCTGATATGCCGATAGCAGACATCACGAACGGTCAATATAATGGTGTGGAATGTTTTCGACGTGATATTTATTTTAAATTTACGGATGAAAACGGCGTATCGACACGCGGAAAAAAGATTGGTTCAGCTTTTGCACTCACTGGTGTTACTCATTACAAGTCGTTAGCATTTCCTCTGATTGGGAATATCGTGTTTGAAGAGTTTATAACGAATCAAGGATATATAGGGCATGAAGTAGATAATCTAACTGATTTAGTATCGACGATAGCCCGACGCGATAGTGTGCGCGTGTTTATGATAGGTAACACAATCAACCGATTATGCCCGTATTTTACCGAGTGGGAATTGTCTCACGTCAAGGAGCAAGCGCAAGGAACGATCGACATATATACGCATTCAACGAATCAAATAGACGAGGAAGGGCAACCGATAGAAATTGTGATTGCAGTCGAATATTGTGCGAACAGTGGCAAGAATAGTCAAATGTTTTTCGGTAAAAAATCAGAAATGATTACATCGGGAACATGGTCTACGTCGGAATTTCCGCATTTACCGCGTCCGATTAATACTTATAACATTAAGTATTCGATTTACTACAAATATAATCAATTTGCTTTTCGGATTGATTTAATATGCGACAATAAAGAACGATTCTTGTATGTATCGGATGCGCCTTCGGAAGTGCCACAACGTATTAAGCGAGTAGTAACAGACGACTTTACAACATCAAAATATGCCACATATTATTTGACAGAAAAGACGCGCTATGATACTATTATTATAGAATTGTTGGCGCAACGTAAAGTGTTTTTTAGTTCCAATTTAACAGGAACAGAATTTTGGCAAGTAAAAAAAGAAAGGGGGAAATTTTAAATGCGAAGTATTGATTTGTTATGCCCATGTTCGACACCGAACACTACAGAAGATTTAAAAGAATCAAGCGACAATACTTTACTTGAAGGCATTAACGCCACATTAAAAGAAGTCGCGAACAGTATTTCGGAATCTAACACGGACGTAAAAAACGCGCTGAACAATTTAGGCAAAGACACACAAATTGAAAATCCACAGGAAGAATGTGAGGAATAATTATGTCAAAAGTAAGTCAGATTTATGATTTAGTCAATCAGACGGCTAAAGAATCAATGGGAGAACAGGCTATCACAGTTAAGGATGTATCATCATTAATTGCATTGGGTGATAGCGTTCTAGCAAGCAACACCGACACCGAAAACTTTTTGAATACATTGGTTGACCGCATTGCGCGTACTGTTTTCAGCGTGAGACAGTACGAGTCAGACAGTGAAGGTATGGTAAGACATCCGTTCGAGTTCGGATGCATCGTGCAGAAAATTTATGTCGATTTACCGGAAGCAAAGAAAAATGATGCGTGGGAAATTGGAAAGAGTGATTACACACCTAAGTTTGCGCCAGTAATTAAGCCGACCGCAAAGCAAAAATTATTCAATGGAGTTACCACTTGGGAAGTTGATGTAACAATTCCGGATTTCATGTTCCGCACCGCGTTTACAAATGAAACATCAATGGCAACCTTCATTGACGCAATTTTTACCGCTATGGAGAACATGATGACATTGGCACTCGAGAACAACGCGAACTTAACACGCGCTTCATTTATTGCACGTAAACTCAAGGGCGGTAAACCCTGCGGAGCAATCAACCTTTTAAAGGAATACAATACACTCGCAAATGCGAATTTGACAGTAGAAGGTGCTTTAATGAACGCGGAGTTTTTGGCGTGGGCTAGTCGTTCTATCAATTTATGGGTAAAGCGTATGTCTAAAATGAGTGTACTTTTCAATGAAGAGGGATATAAGCGGCACACCCCAAAAGACAAGTTAGTTGTTAATCTTTTACAAGACTTTACAAGTGCTTGTGATACATTCCTTGGAGCGAACACCTTCCATGATGAACTCGTGAAACTTCCAATGTATGACAGTGTTGCATATTGGCAAGGTGCAGGGGAGTCTTTCGACTTTGACGATACTTCGGCAATAAATATTAAACTTGATGAAAACGAAGGCGGTACAGTTTCAAAGAAGGGCATTATCGGTGTGATTTACGATTATGAAGCAATGGGAGTCACACTGAATGAGCGGAGAAGCACTTCGGAGCGAAACAACCACGACGAATACACAAACTATTACAACAAAGCGAACATCGGCTACTTCAACGATATGAGTGAGAATGGAATTGTATTCTATCTTGAAGCAGTTTAGTTCGATGTCGAACACTATATAAGGGGCGCAAGCCCCTTATATTTAATAGAAGGGAGAATGATTTATGTTCTTAGACGATTATAGCATTTCATTGTTCACGGACGAACACAAAGAAGAAAATGAACTCAAATTGTCCGCAAGTGTAAAATATTGGTGTAATATTTTGCTAGAAAAAACCGTGCGTATTTTTGAATGGAAAGGGCTTCCTTTTCCGCAACGTGAACTAGAAGTGCGAACACTTGTTGACGGTTATTGTGGGTTTGTTAACGATAAATTTAAAGGACTTATGGTTGCAAGTGGCGGCATGTCCGGAGTAACACAGTATTTTGACATTTTTACCAACTTCACATATTCAGCACCAACCGCATACGGTGGTCGTACCACAATAGGAGAAGATTGTATTATTGTTCAGAATACCGCTTTACGAAATTCGATTTATCCACTGGTATTTAGATACGCTTGTTTGCTTGCACATTGTGATGTATCGTTGAAAATGGCACTTGTAAATTTACGAATGAAGAATATCATTGTATCAGATGATGAGAGTACCGCCGATACTTTTCGCGCAATGTATAAGAAATTCTACGAAGGGGACACCGACGCACTAATTGATGATGGATTTACGGATGCAAAAAATATCGCGCCTACAATGTCGGGTTCACTTGGAGTTATGGATTGCATTGATGCAAGAAATGAACTTTTGAGAATGTTCTATACGGATATTGGTGTACGATTTACTAGGGATAAAAAAGAACGCATGATAGAATCTGAGGTGTCAAGTGATAATCAAATGTTACTGTTTAACATTAGCGATATGTTACACCAACGCGAAAAAGCAAGTGAGGAAATCAATAATCTTTTTGGGCTTAATACGTCCGTAAAATTGTCTAAAGAGTTCAACTTGCTATCCGCAGAAAGGAGTGAAGAAGATGCTGACATTGAGTAAATACATTGAAGATAACGAAGTGCCGTTTTTCAATACTATTGATTATGCACCATTCAATGATTCTAATTTTGTAGATATGCTAAATCAGTGGTGCGATTTTAATCATGGTTCATTACAAATACGCCCACTAATTGAGGACGCATTGAAAACAGATGCGGACGTTATTAGAAAAAGGGTTACTAATTTAATAAACGTGCGTAAATATAAATATTCTAAGCTATACGACACCACGTTATTAGAATATAACCCAATCGAAAACTATTCCATGACAGAAGAAGGAACCGACACCACAACCGCAAGCGGAACTAAAACCGATGATTTAGGGGCATATTCAGACACAACAAGCGGAACTGATACTACTACTATTACGGACTCTAAGACGGAAAGTATCGGAGCATATGAGGACGCAAGCACTAGCACCACAACTAGCGATATTGCAAAACTGACTACAAATACCAACAATGTAGTCACTGACACGGGTTCGGAAACACACGAACGTAAAGTTGCACCATTCGATTCTGATACATACTCTGAACAAGAACTGAACACGGATACATTCAAAGACCGAAGAAATGTTACTGACACGGAAACGATTGTATCCCCACATACCGACACGACTACAAAGCGAGATACTACTACAGGGGGAGCACGTGATAATTCGTATACTACAAGCACAACAGACGAGTTACAACACGGAATGTCACACAATATTAGTTCAAGAAGCAACTCGTATACAGACGAATCAAGTGGCACTACGACGCATAAATTCACTAGGTCGGGTAATGTCGGAGTGACAACAAGTCAGCAAATGTTAGAGTCTGAACGTGACATTGCAATGTTTAACTTCATTGGCATTGTAGCGCATGACATTATCAAGTCCATATGTATTTGCATTTATTAGTTCGACATCGAACACTAAGAAAGGAGTGAGTCTATGACCTTAGAATTAATGAACACTAGCGCAGATAAACGGTATTTGAGCAAGTCTACAAGTTTAGTAAAAAAAGTTACTTGCAAGATTAAAGAAGGCACAAGCATTATCAATCCGACGGTTATTATCGGAAAAATGTCCGCTAGTAGCATTAGAAAGTGCAACTATGCTTATATTAGTGATTTTGGTAGATATTACTTTATCAATGACATTATCGAAACAACCGCGAATCAATTAGAAGTTTCTATGCACGTAGACGTTTTGAAAACTTATGCGTCACAAATTCGCAGTATTAGTACACTGATTTTACGACAAGAGAATGTGTTTTCTCCATACTATGAAGATAAAGAAGCGTTAGTGCGCGTAAATCGTTTTAGGGAAAAAAAGAACATAGGAACGGTGGGCGGTGCTGATACTAATTACTATTTAACAGTTAACAACGGGGGTGCTTAAATGAGTGATTTAAAAACATGGTGTTTCGCGGGTACGGTTGCGTACCACGATAACGACTATAGTACTGTAGGTACTATGAGCGGTGCTAACGGTGGTGCTTGTTATATAACAGCTGATACAGAATCAAGAAAAGATTTAGGAGAGTATGTTTATAAACTAGTTGGTTTTAATACTAATACTAATAAAGATACTGGCGTTTGTTGGGATTTGACAGTTACTGACAAGAATGGTAATGCCAGCCAAGAAAAAGGTTGTGGCGCTATAACATGGGCGGCTAAGCCGGAAAATTTCAACTCGTCAATTCCAGTATTCGATATTAGAGATACCGCATCTATAAATGAATATCATAGAAATGGAGACGATAGTGGTCGTCTAAACCCTCCGACATATCCTACTAAATGGGATCTATATATTGACGGAACAAAGAACCCTCTATATAAATTAACATGGAATTGTGCGGATGTTCCTAAAAGCGACACATCAAAAGTTAAAGTGTTATTTTGTGCGTCTGATAACATGATAAACAATACATATATAGTAAAAGCCACTCAATATTATGACTACAATGATAAAGACGTAAAGTTGAATTATCACGATATTCACGAAGCAGTATGGGGTGATATGGGTGGAGCAGTAAAAAGCCCGGTTACTATTGTCGTTCAGTTTGAATATTTTGAAACGACTACAGTTATACCAAAAGGAACGAGTTCATATATGTATTGCGAACTTTATCCAAATGAAACAAACGGACATATGTACGGGAATATAGGATTTTGTAAAGTGGGAGAACATTCTACTTGGTTCGTAAAAACTGATAGCGGAGACGGAAGTACTTTTACCGCGCACGACGGAACGGAAGGAAGCGACGGCTATACTAAAGACGACGACAAAGGGTACGAGGATAACAAGGATAAAGACGACGACGACGACGACACGCAAGTCTTATCAAGTGGTATCGGAGTGCTAACGTCTACTTTCCATATGACTAAGGAACGACTTGTGCAACTAGGTCAATTTTTGTGGGGCGCGTCAATTTTCGATGAGTTTTCATTGATTAATAAAAATCCAATCGAAAATATTATATCGTGCAAAGCAATACCATATGCAATCAGCGGAACTACGCAAGAAATCACTTTAGGAAATGTACAGACCGGTGTTAATGGAGAAAAAATTAGTCAAAATTTTAGCAAACAGACAATCGGTTCGGTTGCTATTGCTGAACATTATAAGAACTTTTTGGACTATGCACCATATACAAATGTGATAATCTATCTTCCTTATATCGGGTTTAAGGAATTAGACGCATCTTTGGTAATGGGTAAAACATTACGAATTGAGTATACGCTTGACGTAATCACAGGCGGTTGCTTAGCACAAATATACGTCGGAAAAATTAGACTTTATGAGTTCACAGGAAATATCGGAGTGGATATATCAATAACCGCAAGCAATAGAGCGCAAGTCGAAAGCGCGTATATTAATGCTGGAGTCGGAGTGATAAGTAGTGCTATGAGTGGAAACGTGACGGGAGCAGTTAATTCAATAATCGGTGCGGCAACTTCACAGTATCATTATAGTGGAACAGGAAATCCAAGTCCTTCGTGTGTGGCATCTACAAACAGAACATGCTATGTTGTGATTGACCGCCCGCAGTACCAACCATTAAAGGCGTTTAACCACACGCGCGGTCGTATGTGTTGCTTGTCTAAAACGATAGGAAATTTAAAGGGATATACCGTTTGTGACGGTAATATAGATATCAGCGGAATTAGCGCGACGGATGAAGAAAAAGACGAAATAGTAAATATTTTATCAACTGGATTTTTTGCATAGTTAAAGAGGGCTTATGCCCTCTTTAATCTACCTTGTTTTGCAAGCAAAATCAAAATTGTATTTTCATTGTATGTACCGCTATAATCACTAATTCCATTTACATTAGCAATAGGTTTTCGCGCAGAATACGAACCAATATATTTTGATTCGACACCGATTTTACGGAAAATTACATCAATATTTTTATCAGTGCCGACATACTTTGAATAATATCTTGTACCACCGTCGGATAAGAATAACTCACGTTCCAATGTTCGACGTCGAACAAGTCCGCGCAATTCTTTGCCGCCACTATGCGTATATCTTAACATTGCATCGGCAATTTCAGCTTTTGACCTACGCCCGTTTACTGTTAATTTATCAATATTACCGACGTTGTAGCAAAATGATACTAGCGCGTCAAACTCATTTTGTAAAAAATGATAAATGTGATTATATTTATCAACTTTTTTCTCAAACGATGATAAATCTTTTTTGAGTAATGCAATAGCCTCTTTCTTAGTGATTGTGGCATCGCTAGCAACGTCTTTTCCATAATGTCCATAACCGATTGTATAATATTTTTCGGTTGGAACGCATTTACAAGCGCGTTTGGAAAACCCCTCAAAACTAATAATTAATTCAATTCCTTTTTCACTTATTTTCATTTGTAAGCCCCCTTAATAATTCTTCGATTTTGTCCACCAACTTTTGAACTGTTAGAGTTTGTTCGTTTAACTTGTTAGTTAATGCGTTGACCTCTTCCTTGTGTTGCTTCTGATTTTCTCGAATGTATAATGCTAAAAAAATGCAACATGCAATCGGAAAACCGACATTTGTAATTGTTGTAGTGATTTCTTGTAACATATAATTACCTTCTTTCTTAATTTATTGTATTATCATTATAGTGCTTTAATGCAATAAAGTCAACTCCCCCCAACTGTCACTTAACCGCATCCACTCATTACAACCGCACCACATTGCCACTTTACCACTTCAACTCTTTAACATATCAACGCGTTACCACTTTACCACTTTAACACTTTAACACTTTACCACTTTAACACTTTAACACTTTACCACGCTAAAGTGGGAAAGTAAATTGTCGAAAAATGTCGTAGGGGGATAT